AAGAGAAAAATTCAAACTTAGACATGTTCCATTATTGCTTGCCAGAACTTTAGCAAAATTAAAATATCCAATATCTGAAGCTCTTGCGAAAATAATCCAAAGACCTGATGAATTGACAGAATTTTTGGCAATTTATTGGAAAGATGGGAAACAACCACTTTCTGCCCAAGTTAAAAAAGGCTTGGCGAAGGCATTCACAAAATTTGATGAATATCAGTTGGCTAAATATAATAGAGATAATGATATAAAATTAAGAGATGTACTTTTCTTATCTCACGCAAAACCAAAAGATGATTTGCAGGCAGACCTTTGGAAGCGATTGGTCAATAAAGAGTTACAGATCCCAGATACTTGGGAAGTAAATTTGTCTGCTGGGAAAGATAAAAAAGAATCTTGGGAAAGACTATTACAAGAGAATAAGTTAGGCGGACTTGCGATACTAAGAAACTTAAGAAATATGACTTCTGCTAATGTGAATATAAAACTAATTAAAGATTCTATTCTTAAAATGAAAACAGAAAGAATATTACCATTTAGATTTATTTCTGCAGCTAAATATGCTTCTCAATTAGAGCAGGAGCTTGAAACCGCTATGTTTAAGTGTTTGATTGGATTCGAAGCATTAAAAGGGAAAACAATATTACTAGTTGATGTCTCAGGATCAATGGATGATGCAATATCAGCAAAATCTGATTTGAAAAGATTAGATGCTGCTTGTGGGTTAGGAATGCTATTAAGAGAAGTTTGTGAAGATGTTGAAATATTTACTTTCTCAAATAACATAGTCCATATTCCGCCTAGACGTGGGTTTGCATTAAGAGATGCTATTAATTCTTCACAACCACACGCAGGGACAGAATTAGGCCGAGCAATCAAAACTTTTGATGCTAATAAAGAATATAACAGAATTATTGTTATTACTGATGAACAATCCCACGATAGAGTTTCTGATTCTGTTGGGAAGGGATATATAATCAATGTCGCAGCTTACAAAAATGGTGTAGGATATGGTAAATGGTTACATATTGATGGTTGGTCAGAATCAATAATAAATTATATACAGGAATATGAAAGATAAACTAATAGAATTTGTTTGTAAAAAATGTGGTTGGGTGTGGAAACCAAAAAATCCACATAAAAAACCAAGAGCTTGCCCTTATTGTAAATCTTATCATTGGGATAAAGAGAAATAAAACTTGACTTTGAACCAATAAAGATTATATTTGCAATACCTCTCCTCAATTGGTTAGATGAAATAGTTAAGCCCTTGCAGATCACACCTCCAGATTTGCGAGGGTTTTTTATTGCCTATTGACTTTAACCTAAAATTAAACCATTTTCGCAAAAAAGAATTAAGAGAAAACATTGATTTCTAAATTAAAAATTTTACCTGCCGAGGAACAAAGATAATGGCTAAACAAGAAAACAATAAGAAGAACAGAGAAGGCAGACCCCTATTATGGGAAAACCCAGAAGAGCTGCAAAAAAAAATAGATGAGTATTTCGATAGTTGTTTCAGGCCCCTAATTAACACAAAAACAAACGAAATTGTAAAAGATGCAAAAGGCAATGAAATTATGCAACAGTTTCGCCCGTTCACTATTTCCGGGTTAGCTTTGGCCTTAGACACAAGCAGACAGACACTAATTAACTACCAGGAAAGAGATGAGTTTTTTGACACAATTATGCGCGCGAAGAGAAAATGTGAGAATTATACAGAAGAAATGCTATTTCATAAGGATTCAGCAAACGGAGCAAAATTTGTTCTCTTAAATGGCTATGAGAAATGGAAAGACAAACAAGAAATCGAACTGGATGTGAAGAAACTATTCCTTGACGTTTAATGGAAAGCGTAAAATTTAGTGAACTTTGTAGATTTCAGCCAAAACAATTAGAAGCCACAGAACTAGCCGACATTTACCAATATTTTCTTTATGGGGGGTCTAGAGGTCCGGGCAAAAGCTACTGGCTAAGATGGTATTTGCTTAGAGAATTATTAAAACTTGCAAAAAACGGCATACCCAACGCAGTTGTGGGGCTATTTTGTGAGGATTACCCAGCCTTAACAGACAGACAAACAAGTAAAATAGCAAGAGAATTCCCTATCTGGATGGGGACCCTGAAGGATTCCAAGACCACGGGATTTGGGTTTTATGTAAAGGAAGAATATGGAGGCGGAGTATTAGCTTTAAGAAACCTTGATGACGTTAGCAAGTATCAAAGCGCGGAATTCGCTGCCATAGGTGTAGATGAGCTTACAAAAAATCCGGAAACTACATTTGATATTCTCAGAGGTTCTTTAAGATGGAAAGGAGTAGTAAAACCTAAGTTTATCGCAGCGACAAATCCAGGCGGGGAAGGTCACGTTTGGGTTAAGAGATATTGGGTTGATCAGAACTTGCCGGAACGATTTAAGTCGGTAAAAGATAATTTTAAGTTTCTTTCAGCCCTGCCGACAGATAACCAATATTTAGACCCAAGTTATTGGGAAATGCTTGAAACTCTCCCGGATAGGCTAAGAAGGGCTTGGAGGTTCGGGGACTGGAACGCATTTGAAGGACAATTTTTTGCTTTTGATGAAACCACACAGCTAATTGAGCCTTTTAAGATCCCTTCAGGATGGAATTTAATAGCGGGACTTGATCCGGGATATAGTTCACCCTGTTCTTTTAGTATCAGTGCAATGGATTATGAGGGCAATCTTTATAGGATAGCAACTTATTATGAATCAAATAGAAGCCCGAAAGAAAATGCCCAAGGAATAAGAGAATTTATTGAAAATTTATCTTTTACAGATGGACGGATGCCAAGAATGATTGTGGCTGATCCTGCAGCGTGGGCAAAAAAGGACAAATGGGCTATTGAAAGCAGCCAAATGACATTCGCGGATATTTGCCGGAACGAAGGGCTTGCTTTGCAAAGGGGCCTAAACGATAGGGTTCAGGGTTGGTGGGCATTAAAAGATATGATGGGGAGAAAAGACACCAAAATAGTAAACGGAGTTGAGGTCCAAACACCAAAATATTTTGTATTTAAGGGGCTAAACCAATCCTATATAAATGAGATTACCGCAGCAATTGGAGATGACAAAAACCCGGAAGATATCCAGGGCAGGGGAAATGATCCGGCAGTCAGTGACCATAGTCTCGACGAGGAACGATATAAGATAATGGCTATTTATAAACCTATTGATGAAGAAAAGATAAAAAAAGAACGCGAGGAACTTCTAAGAATGACAGCCTATCCGCAGGTTATACTTAATCAAGAGAAAGTTTCAGATTCAGATTTGCAGTTTTAGTAAACTTTATTAAATTTGTAAAACATTAACTTAATAGATTTTATATAAGCATAGAAAATAAAAAGTAAAATGATAGAAGAAACACCACGAAATAAAATACTTACCGGAAACGTACTAACAGTATTAAAATCTCTTAAAAAAGAAACAATTGATTGTATAGTAACAAGCCCGCCTTATTATGGATTAAGATCATACGGGACAGAGCCACAAATATGGGGAGGCAAAGAAGATTGTCAGCACGAATGGATAGATAAACCTTATAAAAGAAATACAGATTTAACAGCCGGAGAAAAACAAAATACTAATCTTGGCAGTATTGGCAGAGATAAGCCTGTGGATAATTCATTCTGCATCCATTGTAATGCCTGGAAAGGCGAACTAGGACTTGAACCAACATTTCAGCTTTATTTAGAACATTTGTGGATGATATTTGATGAAATTAAGCGAGTATTAAAGAAAACCGGCACTTGTTGGGTCAATCTTGGGGATAGTTATGGAGGAAATCAAGGCAGGGGAGAGGGTAAAGGGAATGAACACGGACAAAAAATAAAACAATCATATACTTCAGCAAAATCACTTCTACAGATCCCCTCACGTTTTGCAATAGGTATGACAGACAGAGGATGGATCCTCAGAAATTCAATCATCTGGTATAAAAGAAACTGTATGCCGAGTAGTGCAAGAGATAGGTTTACGGTAGATTACGAAATGATGTACTTCTTTACAAAAAGTACAAAATATTATTTTGAACAGCAATTTGAGCCAGTTACTGATTCAACAAAAGAAAGAAATAAAAGACCTCATAACGGTGGCGGTCCTTATGCAATGAATCGAGTAAGAAAACCAGGCGAATTTGCAAACGAAGAACAGGGCAGAAACAAACGGTGCGTTTGGGATATCACACCCAAAGGATTTAAGGAAGCTCATTTTGCTGTTTTCCCTCCTGAACTTGTAGA